GTACGAGACCTCGCTTCTGGACCGCAGGGCCAGGCCGGGCGGGATCGTGGAGCAGGACGCCACGTCGAACTACGCGCCGGAGACGATGGATCGCCTCAAGAACGAGTTCACGGAGAAGCATGAGGGGGCGGCCGTAACAGGAAGGACACTTTTCCTGCCGAAAGGGATCAAGTTTATCCGCGACGCCATGACACCCGAGGAGATCGTTGCCATCGAGAGCAAGAAGATAACGCGGGAGGAGCTCTGCGCCGCCTTCGATGTCCCCATCTCGGCGCTCGTCGCCACGGATGTGAACAGGGCCAACGCCGAGACCGCCGACTACCGCCACGCCAAGAACGGAATCAGGCCGCGTTGCGTGAGGATCGAGGAGAAGATCAACGAGCGCATCATGCCGATCTACGATCCGAAAATCTTCGTAGCCTTTGATGATTGCGTGCCCGCCGACAAGGAATTCGATCTCCGTAAGCGCCAAGTCGACCTCTTGACGGGCGTCAGCCTCATCAACGAGGTCAGGTCCGAGGATGGCAAGGAGGCCAGGCCCTATGGCGACAGTGTCTGGCTGCCGATGGGACTTACTCCCGTCAATCCGGATGAAGATTTCAACGTCGAGGAGGAGAAGCCTCCAGTCGCACCGCCCTCATTACCTCCGGCTCATCCCGCAGAAGAGGAACCAGAGGAAGAGGCTGAAGGTTCAAGCGAGACCCCGGCAGGCGAGGGCGGAGGAGAGGAGGGCGCAGGGAAGTCGGCACGCCGACACCTCCGCCGCAATCCGATAATTGAACGTCTTGTCAACGAGGTCTTGGAGGACCTGGGGAAGTGAATCTCCACCCGGTATCCGAGGCCGATCTCCGGCCTTATATCGAGGGCGCGGTTATCCGCAATCTGAGCCAACAAATCAGGCGGACGGTCTGTCCCCAAATCTTAATTCTCGCCAAGGAGCGGGCGATCGCGCTCGCGCGGGAGAAGGCTAAATATCGCCGCCGGCCGGATCACATCGCCCTGGCCCATCTTCTGAGAACGGAGCGCCGTCGGAAGCCCGAGTTCCGGGCCGCCGTCCGCTCCCATCTCCGCAAGGAGAAGAAGATCGTACTTGCGAATCTCTCTCGGGGCAGGAGGACCTTCGAGGATGCCGCGACAAAGATCGATCCCTCGGCCTTCCTTGCCCCATACGCCGCCATGGTTGAGGATCTCAAGAACCTGGCCACTCCGATCATATCCGCCGCCGTTGAGGATACCGGTGGATCCATTATCGAGGATATCGGAGAACTCGAGGCTGCCTTCGACATCGCCTCGCCCTCCGTTATGAACTATATTCGGACCTATATGATGAAATTCGCTGAGTCGTTCGAGCAATCATCGAGGGATGCCCTGATCGGGATCCTCGAGGGCGCGGCCGAGGGGGGCTGGAGCGTCCCAGACATCCGCAATGCGATCGAGACACAGTTCTCAGATTGGGGCCGATACCGCTCTGAGATGGTCGCCCGGACGGAGATTATACGGGCATCGAACGAGGGCGCGGCCGAGGCCTATCTCCAGAGCGGCATCGTCGAGGAGAAGGTCTGGATCACGGCACACGACGATCGGCTCTGTCCATTCTGCGCCGACATGGACGGGCGCATCGTCGGAGTCGAGGAGAATTTCTGGGACGAGGGTGATGTAATGCAGGTCGACGTAGGCGAGCAGTCTTATGCCGTCGAGTTCGATTACGGCGACGTGGGAGTACCGCCTTTACATCCAAATTGCAGGTGCGCGATAGGGGCCTACTTCAAATGATTTTGATTGACGGAAAGCGTGGATGGTATCATTGAATCGAGCCGGGAGGCCAGCATGATAAATGTATTTCCCCAGACGATAACTCTCTCCGATATCCCGCTGAAACCGAAGGACCGGAAGGAGATCGAAGGCATCCTCCACCTGACGGCGAGGAAGATCAAGGTCGAGCGTCGGCAATTCTCCGGCGAGATTGAGATCGTGGGCGGGATTCAGGACAGGACGATCAAGGCTTACATAACGACCAATGCGCGGGATCGCATGAGGGAAATCGTGGAGCCTGGCGGGGCCGATCTCTCCGTCTACCTCAAGCAACCCCGACTCCTCTGGAATCATGACTATTCAATCCCCGCCATCGGCCGGGCGCAATGGCTGAAGACGAACGAGAAGGGGATCATCTCCTGCTTCGAGTATGCGCCGACGCAGTTCGCCGAGGAGATTTACCAACTCTATCGGCTCAAGTTCATCAACACGTTCTCCATCGGTTTCATGGTCCTCCCGGGCGGGTACGACGACGAGACGATGACATTCAAGAAGTGGCATCTGCTCGAAGTGTCCGCCGTAAACATCCCGGCCAATCCCGAGGCCGAGGTCGTGACGGACGACGAACTCGCCAGGACCGGAGCGGTAATCCAGACGAAGTCGCTCCGCGACGTGATCCATCTCGTCGACAGGAAAGAAGGACAGAAATTGGAGGAGCCGGGCAATGAAGATTTCACCGCGGATGGGAAAAAGCCCTATCCCAATGAGCACGCCTGCGTCCTGACCTCCAAAGACAAATACGAAAAATTCAGGAAAGGAACGCGGGACCACGAGGGCAAGGAATATACGGTCCTCTACGGGAAGATCAAGGGCGAGTCAACATGGGAGGATCATTCCTTCCGTTATCCCAAGGATACGTGGACCGTGAAGGAGGCGGGTACGCACTGCAAATCGCACGACGGCTCGTTCGAGGCCGCGGCCGATGAGGACTCCATTTGCCCCGAATGCGGGAATGGAATCGACGGGACCGAAGAGAAGATTCTCGACCTCCAAGGCAACCCCTCGACTTGGGATATCCAGCAAGCGGTCCAAATGGCCGTCTACGAAGCCTATCCTGGGCCAGAGAATATCGGAGCCGAAGCGCCTTATTTTTACGCAACTGTTTCGGAACTATATCCGATTGACTATCCCGACGGCAAGGCGATTATTTATGTCATAGACAAGGAGAAAGCAAACCACTTTTTCTTGCATTCCTACAAGTACGCTGACGACAAGGCGACGCTCGGGGCTAACCCGGTCGAGGTCACAGTCGGATATCGGAAGCGGTCCGCAGACAAAAATATTGAACCCGGAAAGATGATACTGAAATTAGATACATCCGCGCTTGAACCGACGCTCAGGCTAATGCGCGAAACAGTCGAGGAGTTCGCAAGGGTACGAGATGACATGGTTAAGCAGGCCGAGAAGCTCGGGCTGAAAATAACGGCGGTCGGGGTTGCTGATCCCGAAACAGGGAAGGATTCGGTTGTACTTCAAATCGCACCTCCGCCGCCGAAAGATATCATCAGCATCGAACTTGCCGATGTCGATGCCATGCACAAGGACGGCGCTGGCGAGCCGAGGACGATCGAGCTCGACAGAGAGGCGGTGAGGCAGGCGTTCCATGAGGCACTCGGATCGGAGGGCTTTAAGATCGACGCCCGCGAGTTGATCCTCCTCGAACTTGATAAACGGCTTGGACGTATGAAATAATTAAATCGCAACATAGAGACCTGCGGAACGCGCAGGCGTCAGGATAGGCGCAAGGCCCGGCGGAGGCCGACACTGAGCGGCCAGCCGGGACGAGCCGACCGGAGACTCCAGCGTTCGATTCGGTCCTAAGTTTTCTTTCGAGTACAGGGACTGGAAGAAGGAACGGAACGAATGTTAGGAGAAGAAGAAAATGCCACCCACTACCATCACCATCGATGAGCTTAAAGCGCTCATCAAGGAGAACTCGATCTCCATGGAGTCGCCCGAGGTTAAGGCGCATATCGCCGCCCAAATCAAGGAGCAGTTTGACGCCCTGACCAAGAGCGACGATTTCAAGCAGCGCTTCGTATCGCCCGTCGGCGACAAGGCGCTCGAGGAGGCCAACCGGATCGCCGCCAAGAAGTTCAAGACCCTGGGCGAGTTCGCCTGCGCGGTCAAGGGCTATCGGGCGCTCGGCAGGTTCGACGAGCGGCTCGTCTGGATCAACGCCGACGGCCGAATCTCGCAACCCGACGCCGCAAAGACCCTCCTCGAGGGTACGGATTCGGCCGGCGGGTTCCTCGTCCCGCCCGAGCATCTCAACACCCTTCTCTCGCGCGCGATCGAGCAGTCCATCTGGCGCCCGCGGGCGACCGTCATCCCCATGCGGAGCGACACCGTCACGATCCCGACGATCATCGACACTTCGCACACCTCGACCATCTTCGGCGGGGTCAAGATGTATTGGACGAAGGAGGCCGGCGACAAGACCACCAACGAACCCGCCTTCGGCGAGATCATGCTGACCGTGCATAAGCTTGCAGGCTACACGCCGATCTCCAACGAACTCCTCATGGACGGCGGAATCCCGCTCGAGCCCCTGCTCCGGCGGATGTTCGGCGACGCCGTCGCGTACTTCGAGGAGGACTCGTTCATCAACGGCACCGGCGCCGGCCAGCCCCTCGGCTTCATGAATTCGCCCTGCCTCGTCACCGTCACCCGGCAGGCCGCGGGCCGCGTCTATTTTGACGACTTCGTCAATCTTTTTTGTCGTATGCTCCCCGAGGCTCGCAATGAGGCGATCTGGCTTCTCAACCACGAGGCCTTCCCCGATCTTATCAAGCTCCACTCCTACGCCGGTGCGCGCGCGTCCGGCTCCAATCTCGTCTGGCTCAACCCCAACACCGACATGGCTATCGGCGCACCCCCGGGCACGATCCTCGGCCGACCGTTCTTCCTTACGGAGAAGCTCTCGGCGCTCGGCACCTCGGGCGATGTCGCATTCGTGGCTCCCAGCTATTACCTTATCGGCGATCGGCAGGGCCTGACGATCGATGTCTCGACCCATGTCGGGTTCGTCTCGGACAAGACCTATTTCCGCGTCGTGGAGCGGATCGATGGCCAACCCTGGCTGTCCTCGGCCGTCACGCCGCGCAAGGGCACGTCCTCGACGCTCTCGCCCTTCGTCGTCCTCAGCACCGGAAGCTGATCCAACTGAACAACCGGCAATAGGGAGACAGGGATGAAACAGCGGAACCGGAAAGACTCAGACACGGGCCAATTCAAGAGCGCGGGCGAATTCTACCGCGTAGTCCAGAAGGAGTGCCTTGGCCTGTCCCACGACTCCCGCCTCAAGACGATGACAGAGGGCGATGACGCCTCCGGCGGCTTCCTCCTTCCCGAGGCCTGGCGCGACGAGCTCCTCTATGTCGCGATCGAGAACAGCATAGTCAGGCGATCGGCTATAGTCGTTCCCATGCCGTCAGATGAAATCACGATCCCTGTCGTCATCGACCCATCACATGCCTCCGTCATTTTCGGCGGGGCTCAGCACCAGTGGATCAAGGAAGGGGCGGCTAAGGACATCTATGACGCAGACCTCACTTTAGGTAATATCACGCTCACGGCACACAAGGCGGTCATCCTGGCGCTCGCATCGAACGAGCTTGAGCGGGATGTCCCGCGCTTCGGATTCTACCTAACGGATATCCTCGGCCGCGCTATGGGGCATTATCAGGACTGGCAATTCACCTATGGCACGGGATCAGGACGACCACTCGGGGTTTTCAGGTCGGCAGCGCTAATCCAGGAGACGCGCATGATCCCGAACAAACTCACGATAGCCGATTTCGGCCACCTCGCGCGCCGGCTCCTCGTCCGATCCTGGGAGAAGGCCGAGTGGATTGTCAACAATGACACTATCGGAGAGATATTCGAACTCGCATCCTCGAATGCCAATCCGACCTCCGTCATAGACCTTTCCCGGCGCAGGATATTCGACTGCCCCATCACGCCATCGGAGCTCGCGCAGGCCCTCGGCGAGATCGGCGACGTCTCGCTCGTCGACTTCTCGCACTATGTGATCGGCGAACGGGAACTCGGCGTGAGTTATTCCCCTCACGCCCCCGGATATTTCGAGAAGGACATGGGCGTCTGGAAGATCGTCGCCAGATACGACGGTCAGCCGATCCTCAACTCACCTATAACGCCCCACTTGGGGGCAAACACACTCTCGCCATTCGTGACGCTCACGGCGGCGAGTTAATTCAAACAAGGAGAAAACGACTATGATGCATAAAGCATCCGAGAACATCAAAAGCCTCTATGGCTGCCTCTCGACCGCACTCGGCGGTGAGTCCAGCGATATCAAGGCTACGATCCTCTGGATCAATGGCGGCCTCTACGATCTTATCGAAGCCTATGGGCTTGCCTCGGGCGTCGCCTCCGGTTCCATCGTGACGCTGGAGATATGGCAGGGCACGAGTTCTATCGGGGCCGGATCCAAGACCTTGACGACAAGGTCCACGGATACTTTCACCTCGACGGCGACCTCGGACACGGATCTGCTCCGCTGCCAGGCGCGCGGCGAGGATCTCGATGTCGCCGGCGGATTCAACTGGGTCGGGGCCAAGATCTCGACCAACAACACGAGCGGCACCGAGGTCGTGGGTATCGTCCTGAACGGCCTACGGGCACGCTTCGCCCAGGCAACGCTCCCGTAACGGCGGGAGGTTGACTCGAAAGGAAAGACGAAGTATGATTCCAAGGCGGGGCCGGATCGGCAACGGCTCGGTCCCGCTTTTCTCTTTTTCCCCCTGACCCAGGGAAAACGCGGACGATGAAAGGACGGAAGGCATGAGAATCCTCTGGCAGAGTTCGACGCCTGAGTGCGTCTCGGGCTATGGCAACGCCTCCCGTGAGGCGATCAAGCGGCTCGTCGCCGACGGCCATTTCGTGCGCATCGCTACAAAGCATCCCCACTCCTCAGGTTGGAGCCACTGGCCTGTCCCGGAGACGGATAAGTGCATCGAGATATGCGACGGCACGAATATCCGTTTCCTCAATGAGATGATTGAGGAGGAGAAGTTCGATCTCATCTATTCACTCTGGGATATCTGGGGCCTTAGGGGTAAGCGTTATCCGACACCGGACCGCTGGCTCGCTCATATCCCCGTAGACACGGAGAAAATCCATAACGCCCTGGCTGAAGTTTCCAGGGCTCCCGGCGTCGTCGCCGCCATGAGCAGACACGGGGAGCGGGAGCTCAAATCGCTTGGGCTCGCCCCGCTCTACGCTCCCCTTGGCATCGACACGAAAAAGTTCAGGTTCAAGCCGGAAGCCCGCGCGGCCGTCCGCGAACAACTCGGTCTCGGCGACGGGGACTTCCTGCTCGGCACCGTGGGCCTCAATTACCAGGACGACCGCAAGAATTTCATCAACCTATTCCGGGCGTTCGCCAAATTCCGAGACGATATGAGGACCGCGCACGGAATAAGGGCATTCCTTTTCCTGCACACAGCGGCCAACGAGAATGACACATATCCCGACGAGATAAATTACAAGCGGATCATCGACAAGGTCGGGATCGCCGACGCCGTCTTCTTCCCGCTTCCCCAGGGCGCTTACATGATGGGACGGCTCGACGAGGACTTCATGGCAGACATCTACTCGGCGATGGATGCCTATATCCAGCCCTCGAAGGGTGAGGGTTTCGGACTCCCGCTCATCGAGGCCCATGCCTGCGGCCTGCCCACGGCGGCTACGGACACGACATCCATGCCGGAGTTGGCGGGGCCGCTGGGATGGAAATACACGATCAAGACGGATGAGTTCGGGGACATGGTCTACCTCGGTGCCGCCGACGGCTGGCGGACCGTCCCGCGTCCTCCGGCTATTCTCAGCGCGCTCAATGCGATCTTCAGGGATTGGCTCGACGCCTATTCGCGTCCCTTAAAAGACACCCGCGATCTATATCGGCAATGGGCCGTCGAGAACTATGACTGGGACGCCGTCTGGCCCGCCTGGCAGGCTATGTTCGGGGAGGCCGATCGGCGGCTCTCGGAGATGAGGCAAAGGGGGAAGATCGCCGCCGAACCTTCCGCCACGCCCGAGATCGAGGGCGGGGGAGCGGAATGAATCCGCCTCTTTTCGTCCGTTGCGCTCTTTGCGGCCGCGTCGAACTTCCCGATCTTGTCAATAGGGACGCGGATCCTTTTGTTATTACCTGCGGAGGCTGCGGGAGCAAGATAAGGGTCACGATAAAAATTAAAGCCGAATACCTTTCCGATATTGAGAGGGACTATCCGGAATTGAAAAACATGGACGGCCCACCCCGCGATAGGATGTTGCGGCGGGCGGAACGGACGAAATAGCCGTGTTCAAACTCAGATTCGTCCGCGACTGGGGCACATTCAAGGCTGGCGATATTAAGGAGACAGCCTCTTTTGACACCGCACGTGCCCTCGTCCGCGTCTACCAGAGGGCCGAACTCCTCCCCGGGAGTGATCCGTTGCCGATCGAGAGCGACGACGCTTTCAATAAACTGATGGAAATATCGCAGGGTCCATCGGTCCTCGTCGGATCGGACGGGAAGCCGCTGAGATAAGGAGGCAGAGATGCCGAAAACCTACATTCTCAAATTCATCAAGACTTGGGGTACTTATAAACCTGGTGAGTACAGGATCACGACCTCGAAGACGACAAGGGACGCACTCGTCGAAACCTATGGCGTGGCGATGGAAGCGGATGAGTCGAAACCGGCTACCCCCCCAAGGGCCATAGGCCAGATCGTCCAACCTACCCCCGAAAAGTCCCCTAATTCGGCCGATCCTGGCCCAAAGGGAGAAACAAGATCATCCGAATTTGTCAAATCCCGCGGCCGTCGGGGGAGGTGAGACATGGCCGTCGGGGCATATGCGCTGACATCGAATGCGAAACTCCAGTCCTTCGTCGGCTCTATCTATACGGCGGCCGAGGAGACGCTCTGGAACATGCTCATTGATATAGCCACGGGGATCATCGAGCGTAACACGCACCGCCTCCTCAAGAGCCGGGAATATGCGCGCGAGACCTACAATGGGACCGGCGGATCCCGCCTCTACCTCAAACAATGGCCCGTCTCCCAGGTCAGGCGTGTGAGCGTGGGTCGGACATCGGCATTCTCGATCAAGAATACGACGGCCAAGACGAGGGCTGAGGTTGAGGTCACGACGTCCGCGATCCTGCTCCGGGCAGACGGCGCCACGATTCCGACGGAGATAAAGTTCGCGGACTTCGCGACGATAAATCTTCTCATCGCCAAGATCGAGACTTACGCCGGGTGGGATTGCGGCCTCCTGGCCTCCGACTACGGGGTACTCTCCTCAACGGAATGCCTGCGCCGGCCGGCTATGGCCTGCAAGGATCCGGATCTGGCCTATATCGAGGCGCCGGACGAGGACATGACGGACTACTATTTGGAGAACCCCGAGGAGGACCGCAACGCCGGGATGCTCTTCTCGCCGTCTGGCTTCGAGTCCGGCATCCAGAACATCTTCGTCGACTACACGGCGGGATTCGCAACGATCCCGAACGACCTCGAGGGCGCCTGCCTCATCCTGGCGAAACTCCTCTACGACCAGGCCAAGAAGAATTTGGCGGTGCAGAGCGAGACGCTCGGCGATTACGCCTACACACTCGCGGCTGGCGCAGCCGAGGCATCGATCGGAGTACCCTCAATTATCGCGCCAGTTATCGGATACTATAAGAGGTTGTGGT